ACCGGCCTTGTCCCCCTCGACCCAGAGGGCGCGATTGACGGCATGGCCGGGGGCCAGGTGCTATCTACCCGGCTGCTCACCAGCCTGGCCCGCTCCCAACGGCTTTCCTCGGTGGCGCTCGGGCCACGGAATACGTTGATATCGTACTCCCCGGTTAAGGTTGTCACCGGCTGCTGATTACTGGCCGCCATACCGCACTCAATGACGAATGCGCCCACCATGGCGCAATCTGGTGCCGTGGTACTGGCGAGACTTCCCTCCAGGACCACGGCGCCGCCCAGCGCTGCGATAGAGCGGCTTGGCTGGCTGGCCAAGGTAGCGTGCAAGCTCAACGTGGCGGCGGCGGCCATCTCGGACGGCGCAGGCGCGCCAACCAAGATCGCCTCATAGCGCACCACCTCTGCCTGGTTCAGCTCCAGCTGTCCGGTGGTACTGCGGGCCTTGCGTAGTTCTAAGCTCGCATCCTTTCTGGCCATATAGCACCCGGTTACGGTTCGGTGATGGTGGCGTTATTGATGCGGATCAGCGCACCGGCAAAGAACTCGCTGGCCGGTATCTCCAGATCGGCGCCACTGCCTGGCCCCCCTACATCTAGATCCGCCACAAAGGCACCATCCCGGTCAGCAATGCGCCCCCAGGTAGGGGCGCCGCTGGCGGTGGCCATCTGCTCGGCCAGGGGTTTCAGGGTCAGCACCCCGCCGCTGACCGTCTTGGCGCAGGGGTGGCTGAACTTGAGTACCACCAGAGCCAGCTGGTCGGTGATGGCAGCCCCTGGCGCCGGTCTGGTGCCGGTGTAGATGGTCATGGTAGCGCTGGTGCCGCTGCCGGTGTCGATGGCCGTTGCCAGCAGCTGGGCGCGGCTGGTGCGCAGCGTGTCCACATAGGTGAGCATGGCTATTTCCTCTTGAGCGGGGCCAGCATGGGGAACGGCGCAGCGGCCACACCCCCGCCAGGCGGGTAGGGTTTCGGTGCCTGGTAGTCGGCGGCCACGGCGTTATAGTCGGCGGGGCCAAAGGCGGGATCGTCCTGGGCGATCAGCATATAACGCCGGTTTAACCAGAGGTGTTCAAACCGATATACCCCATCCGATGCGCGGCTGTAGGTCTCGCCAACCAGTTCGCCAGCCTGGGAAAAGCAGAGCACCCGCCGCCGCACCCCCACCCCACTGATGGTCACCGTGCTCTCGATATAGCCCTGCAAAACGTTCTGCACCCCATCGCGGATCCAGTAATAATCCCGCCCCTTGCAGAGCAGGGTATTGGTCTGTTTCAAGAGGTTTACTGGCCCAGGATAGAGGGGTGGGGTGCCTCGCCATGCCACATCTTGCGGCAGGAACTGGCTGCGGGGCTCTTGGTTAGCCGGGATGGCTGTCACCCTGATGATGCCTAATGGATATTCCATCTGCTCGGCCATGGTTTATCTCCATGGCCCGGTGAGATCAAATCCCATCATTGTTACTTGGGGTGCTTGTGCAGCTTGTGATAATGAAAAGCCAGCACTAATAAACCTTATGAGCTTATTAGGGATAGCTGGCATGTTTGCAAAGTTTTTTCTATTCCAGCCGCTTACTGTTCCATAAGGGACAACAAGCCCAGGCAGATACCCACGAAATGCGCCAGATGATTCAATCACCATAATGGGGTCAGTTGACACATAAAAACCATTGTCAACAGGATTGGGTACTGGTAGGCCAGCGCCTATCATACCAAACAGCCCTTTCATCACCCATGTAGTCGCACCAAACAACTGGCTATATGGCCTGGCCAGAACCTCATCCGCGTTATCAAACAATGGGTATTGGTTGCCGTAATTGCTATAACTTGCACCCACCCCAGAAGCCCAGCGGCGGTTTGAATCATTAACATCGGTTGTCGGATACCAATTCATCACGGCATGATAACGGTCGCCTGGCCGAATACTGCGGATATAGCCAAAGCTATATACAAATTGATTGTTAGCCGCCGCGTAGGCTGGCAAGAAATAAAATAATTGGCTATCGCCTATCAGATCCCAGCGACCATTTGAATAACGTTTTGTAGCTGGCCAGCGATGCTCATAAATGGTGGTGTAGCTATTAATATCCACCACATCTTCTACCATCGCCACCTTTGCTAGGTAGGCACTATAAGTACCAGACCAGCCACTGAATGCGGTGTTGTCGATGCGCAAGCTGACATTGCCAGACTCGCTGACATTGGTGGGGCGCACGATAAAGATCTGACCGTTCCCGCTTTCATGGGTGATCGTCCAGCCCAGCGGCGCCACCTTCATGGTCATGGCTGCGCCGTTGCCAGGATCGCCCGGATCGCCGCCATCCAACTCAAACCATACCTGAGTGGCAGTGATCTGCATCACCCTATGCTCGCCGTTGTAGGCGGCAGGGGATACCCCATCGACCTGAACCACTGAATCCTGTAGGTATTTATGGCCGCCACTAAATGTTGCCACCGCCCACCCTTTGGCGGCATCAAACGACAGGGCGTTAATCGTCAGGGTGCCAAAGCCGGTGACCAGCACCGCCTTGAGCAGCGCGGTCAGGGCCCCTTCTGTGGTGTCGCCCAGGCTTGGGGCGCCTTGCATATCGCTTGAAAACCACTTTACCGGATAAACAGCCATCTGATTTTCTCCATGATGGGGTGCCGTGCCCCACGACAAAATAATGGGCGGGGCGCTCTCTAACAAAAGAGAGCCCCACCCGGTTAGCGGTTAACGTTGCCGCGCTGTTGCAGCTCAAAGCGATCAGACTCGCTGGCCGCCACCGATTGCAGCACGGTACGGATAGCCCAGATCGGGAAGTTGGCCGCCTTGGTGTTGAAGCGCAGCACGTTGCCACTCGCCCAGCCCGCGCCCCAACCGCGCTTGTCCAGCCGAAAATAGGGCTGGCCGTTGTTGGGGTTGATGGGGGCAAAGTCGGTATTCACATCCCCCAGCGCGATCTGGCCCACATGCTCCCCGACCAGCACAAAGCTGGTATTGCTCTGGAAGATGATGGCCCAGCGCTCCTCCAGGGTGGCGCGGTTGGTGACCACGATGGGAAAGTCGGTGTCGTTGTACTGCGCCGTGCTCTGGTCGCCGTCTACAAAGTCCTGCCATTTGTTCGTCCAAACCTTCTGGTCAAACAGGTTGGTGTAACGCGCCCACAAGTCGCCCATGATCAGCGCTGACGACACCAGGGTGTCAGCAGCGTCATAGGCGTGAGACAGGGGGCGGGCCAGCACCAGGCGGCCAGAGATCTCTACATCGGTGACCAGGCTCATATCCTCGATCCGGTGAACCACCGCCAGCGGTTCCACATAGCCGGTCAGGTTTAATGGACTGCCTAGCGTGACCACGCCGCTATCCAGATTGGCGCTGTAGCGCGCGGGATCGAGCCGCTTGCCGTTCTTGTCCTCCACATGGCAGTACGCCAGCCGCTGGCGCCCGGTGTTGAACTGCTGGCCCGCCGTCACCCCCATCGGGTAAGCACCGCGCCGGGTCGAATGCACCACCACGATGTTGCCCTTGCGGATAAACGGCACCCGGCCATCAGACGGCAGCCGCACCGGATCCAGCCCGATAATGTCGGCATCGAGCGGCAGATAGCTGAACACCACGCAGTTGAAGCGAATGGAGTCGGCCACCACGCTGATCGGCTTCCAGATCTTGCCATCCTCCCCCACCTGCTGCGCGTCATACCATGGCTGGGTCTCGTTGCCCGCTGCCGTGACCTTGCGGCCAAAGCGCACGGTAACGATGCCGGTCTGATAGTTCACCTTGCCATCCATGTCGGTGGTAGTGAAAAAGCCGTCCCCGTCTGCCGTGGCCTCGATACGGCGCCCGCTCGCGGTGTTGGCGCTGATGTAGAGGCTGCCCGGAGCCAAGGGTGCGCCTGGGGTGCGGAACGTCACCGCATCCACTGACTGGGCACTGAATGAGGTGGCCAGACTCTGGAGCGATGGCTGGGCCGGTTGCCCGGCTGCCCAGTCGGCCAGCACCGCCAACCCGTTGGAGTAGTCGATGGTGCCAGCCTGGATGCCTGCCCCGGTTGAGGGATCCGGGTCGCGGTAGAGCACGCCTTGGCGGTCTACATAGACCGCCCCACCCAGGGTGAAGCGCATCGACCCCTCCAGAATCGCCTCGGCAAAGCCTGGGGTAACGTCTATGCGCAGCGCCTGGGCGGTCAGGGTGGCATTCTGGGCCAAGGCCGAGTTGTTGTTGCGATAGGTCACATCCACCCACCCCTGTTCGCCATCAGGGAAGGTATAAGCGGTGTTGTGGTACTCGATACCGGTCATCGTCCAGCGCTGTACCGCGATCTGGTTGTTGCCTTCCCAGCGGGTGCCCACGGTCACCCAGGCATATTTCGGCTTGGGCAGGGGGCTGGAGCCATCCGGCATAAAGTGCAGGGTGCCCGCCGCATAGTCGATGGCTCCCAGCACCACACCGCTGGCATCGATAAGCGACCCCAGCCCGTCATCGCGCAAGGTGATGATGGGATCGCGGGTCTGGATCACCAGCTCCTGATCGTCCACATCGAACTTGTGGTACAAGGCATTGAACTTGACCCGCACCGAACCCGGTGTGAGGTTGTGGGCGCCGCCGCCGTCCTTGCCGTCCAGGGTGATGGAGAGGTGCCCCTGTACCCCCGGCCCTGTCAGTCGGTTTGGCTCTATATGGCGCTCGGTCACCGGCTCACCGTACTGGTACTGGGCGGCGTACTCCTGACCCAGTGCAGGCAAGGTAACGTGCTCCAGGTCGATGATCCCCTCGGCATAGTTGATGATGCCTGTGATATCGCCGCTTATCTTGCCATCCCCCGCCACATCGGTGGCCCGCTTGCCATCGCCCCAGGTGAGGATCACGCTCTTGGGGGTGATCCCCTTGTGGGGGAGCGGCCAGGCGCTTTTGCCGATGCTGATGGCCTGCCCGCTGCGGTTGGTGTAGTTCACCGGGGTGGCCCAGCTGAACATGATGGAGGTATCCACATCCGGCAGGGCGCCCAGGGTCAGCATCACCGACCCGGTAGCCAGATTGATGGAGCCAGAGCCATAAGAGCGGTCGATCCCCAGCAGCTCCCCGCGCCCGTTGTCTTTCAGGTCATACCATTTGCCTTGCGCCATAAAGCTGACGGTCGTGGTGCCAGGCGCCGGGGTCGGATGCAGGGTGATGGTGTAGGCATAACCCCGGTTGTTGGCCTTGACCTCGATCCGCGCCGTGTCAGCGATACGGGCAGGGCGGGCCGCTGGCCAGAAAGAGACGGTCTTGCTCTGGGTGCCGTAGTTCGGGCACTGGGCATTGAACTCCAGCTGGCCACGGCCATAGTCGATGGAACCGACCACCGACCCGGCAACAACCAGCTCGCCGCCCTTGTCGGTGATGGTGGCCGCGCCGATGGTGATGGTCACCGTGCAAGGCTTTGCCCCGCTGCCCAGGAACAGGCCACGGCTCGGGGCGATCACCGCTGCGGTGTTGATGCTCACCAGCCCACGGCCAGAATCGACCAGGCTGGCCAGCTCACCGGCAGCGGTCAGATCCACCGCTGGGGTCTCGCTGCGGGCCGCTGGCACCAGCTGGGTAAAGATGGTCTTGGCCCGCACCTGCATCGACCCAAAGGCGGCATCTTCCACCATCTTGGTGCTGGCAAAGTAGTTGGCCGCATCCGCCACCACGGTTTCGCGCAGGGCGGTCTTGGGGTTGGTCACCACATCATAGGGGGTCGGCTGCTCACCCTCGAAGGTGAAGCGCAGCGGATCCGCCAGGGTGCAGGTGACCACGTTGCGGGTGAACTCGCCCTGATAGCCAGATACCCCGAACTTGCGCAGCTCGGCGGTTACCCGGTCAACCCGCACATACTGCTCAACCTCGTTCCCCTTCCCTTCGTTGCCGACCAGTACCAACACCTCCCCGATCTCCGGCAACCGTACCTCAATGCGTTGCAGGATGCGGATCGCCCGCTGCCCTTCCAGCTGGGTATCGTAGAGCACCCCCTGCCACTTCGGGCCGCGGGCCTGATAGCGCTCCAGGGTGTTGCGGGCGTTATCGCGGGTGTCGTTGTGGTCTTTGGTGGTCATCAGCGTCAGGTTGACACTGGGGTCACTGGGCGGCAGCAGCACCATGGCATTGGCGCCATAGTAGGTGTCGGTGTCGTCCGTCTGCACCGCCAGAAATGCCTTGCGCATATTCACGGTACCATACGCTCGATCCATGTCGCTGATATCGGGAAACAGGCTGTTATGGTTGCCGCTGATGATCTCGCGGCCAGTAATGCGGCCACCGCCGTCATCGGTATCAACCAGGCGCTGGCTGGCCAACAGCACGATATCGCCAGATAGAATGGTCATGGGGTTACCTCAGTGAAATTCAGGGTCAGGGCATAGGGGTCGCCCCCTTCCGGGTCGGCCATCTCGACCAGTGGGGCGGCCACCACACCGGGGCGGCGCCACATCACGCTGCGGGCCACACCATCAAGCAGGGTCAACGTCATCAGCTGGGCCACCTGCGCCTCCAGCACCTTGAGCTCCTGCACCTTGGCGCGGGAGCAATGCCCGCTCAGGGTCAGCGGCCGTCCCTCGGGCTTGGCGGTCTCCTCCACCAACAGGGCGCCGCTCAGGGTCGGGGTCACCACCTGCTCGACCGGAGCCCACTCGAACTCGTCGCGCCAGACCAGATCATCTGGCAGCAGCACGCTGTTTAAGGTCACGTTCATTGGCGAAGTCCTTGCTGTTTAAGAAGGGAAATCAGGGCATTCGCATTGGCCTCATCAGCCTGCAGTTCGGCCGATCCCCCTGCCCCTTTGAGCTCGATGGTGATCCGCTCGGACAAGGGCCTACGCGTCCCTGGGGAGTTGGGGCCGGGGGGAGATGGCGCGACAGCCGGAGCCGGTGGCTGAGCTGCGGCCTGATTGGTTTTGGCACTCTCTTTGGCCAACGCTTTGTTGAGCTCCTCTTTGAGGCGGGCCTGCATCGCCTCCATCTCTTTTTGGAACTTCTCGCCGTAATACTTGCTCCACTCGCTATAGGCCGGAATGTCCTTGACCTTCTGGCTGTAGCGGGCCAGCTCCTCCTCCACCCCGGCCAGGGTATTGGCCAGCCCCTCGGCATTACCGCGCAGGCTGTTGATATCCACGCTCTTGTAGTAGAAAGAACCGGCATTCACGGTGCGGGTGATATCGCCTCGGCCACCTCCCCCGCCACTACTGGTGAGGCTGGCATTAGTCTGCTTGGCTTCATCCTGTACCCCTTTAAGCCCCGCCCGCATCGCATCGGTGGCCCCTTTGGCCCGTGCGGCCGCTTCGTCAAAACCATCACCAATGGCCGCGACGGCCTGCTTGGTATCGCCGCTCCCCCCTTTCACCTTGACCATGGCATCGGCGGCAATAGCCATGGCGCGGGCCAGCGCATCCCCGGTGATCTTGCCTTGGGCGGCCAGTTGCTTTTGCCGCGCGATCACCGCATCGATCTCGGCGGTGGTCTTGGCGCTGTTGTAGGCGGCAGCCAGCGCCTCCTCGATGGCGGCACTACTGGCACCCGTGTGTGCCACCAATACATCCAAGGCGCCGATGGTCTTCTGAAAGCCCGCACCGATACGACCATTAGCCCGTTCGAAATCCAGCCCCAACTCCTCAAACGCCTTGGCCAGCTTGGCCGGGCCATCGGCGGCGGTTTGCTTGGCCACCGCATTGATCTCGGCCAGATAATCACGGGTACTCTTGGCCTCATCACCCAGCGCTTTAACGGCTGCGGCGCCTTGTCGCCAGCTTCCAGTGGCCTCGTCGTAATGCACCTTGCCCTCAGCCACCAGACGATCGAGATCCGCCATGCTAGTGATGGCAACACCCAGCTCGGCTGACAGGGCGGCAAACTGACCATTGAGGCGGGCCTGAGTCTCGGAGCGCAGCCCCTGCGCCTCCCGGAGCGCCAGCTCAGCCTGCACCAGTTGACGCAGGGCAGAGGCGAACTGGGTGATCTGGATGATGGACTCGACCGCCACGGCGGCCAGTAGTCCTTTGACGGCGGCGCCCAGTGCCCTTACCCCGATGGCTGCACCGGCTGCTGCCGTGCCCGCTGTCGTCATGCCGCCTGCTGCTGTCGCGGTCGCCGCAGGCATGGCAATAAACTGGGTGTAGAGGCTGCGCAGATCACCAATCCAGCCCGCGATTTTCAGGCCGGCCCAAGCCTGGGCCAGTACGGTCAGTGCGGTGCGCCACTCATAGAGGGTCTGGATCAGCGACTTGAGGGTTTCCCCCATGGAGATAAAGCCATCGGAGAGGCGCTGCGCCCACTCCTGCAGGCGGCCATCCTTGGCCATCGCCTCAAATTCGGCATTAAGGTTGGCCAGCTGGTTTTTGAGCCAGGCCAGCGTCCCGTTCTCGGCCACCATCCGGTAAAACTTGGCGAGGTTGTCCTGAGCATTGGAGATAAGCCCGGAGAGCAGACTCATGTTGTCGGCAGCCGCACCGCGCGATTGGCTGGCAATCTCATTCATTAGGGCAGAGATAGTCTCGCGACCCAGCTTGCCCGCCTCAGAAAGCTTCTGCAGTTCGGCGGTATTCTTGCCGGTCACCAGCTCTAGCATCTGCCAGACCGGCACGCCCCGCTCAATCAGCTGCAAGATCTCCTCTCCCTGCAGCTTCTGCTTGGCCCAGGCTTGGCCGAGTGCCAGGGAGATGCCCTGCACCTCTTCAAAACCCCCGCCCAACTTGAACGCTTGATCGACAATCCCCTGCATGGCACCCGCCATGGGGTCAATGCCGAACGCCTTAAGGCGCACGAACACCTGGGTGACTTCACTGAGCTGCAGGGGGGTATTCTTGGCAAAGTCCTGGATCCAGACTGACGCCTCTTTGCCACCGGCAATCGAACCCATCACCGCCTTGAGCTGCACATCGAGGCGCTCTGCCTGATCGCCGGTCTGGAACATGGCGAGCAATTGGGTAGTCAGGGTCTGGATACCGAACCAGGTACCCGCCAGCGCCACCAGGCGCCCGGTCAGACTGCCGATGGCCCCTGCAAGCCACCGGCCTGCTGACTGCCTTGGCTAAACTCGCGCCCCAGCCGTTCGGTCTGGGCGACACTTTTGGTCAGCTCACGCTGCAGGCGCTGCTGTTCCTGGGCAAGGTTCTTGGTATCGAGCCCGGACTGCTTGAGCCCGGCATGCAGGCGGGTATGACTGGCTGACTGAGCGGCCAGCTGGCGCTCCAGCTGCTTGACCTCGGAAGTCAGCAACCGCTCTTGTTCTGCCAGCGCCTTGGCGTCACCGCTGCCTGCTTGCTGCTCGCGACGCAACTGCTCCAGCTTGTCACGGCTGAGCACTGTCGCCAGTTCGAGCTGGGTCAGGGCGGCCTTTGAGTCATTGAACTGCTGGATCAACGCCTGCTGGCGACTTAACGCTTCGAGGGTTTCAACCAGTTGCGCCGTTTCGGCGGCCGTCTCATCCGAGATCGGGCCCAGCTCCTGCACCTCACCCACCAAGGCGGCCAAGTCTTCCCGACCGGTGACCTTGGCCGCCAGCTCCAGGGCAAGTTTGAGGGTGGTAGAGGTGGACATGGGGCATTCCGATCAGATTCAGATATGCCCTATTGTGAAGAAATGGCAGAATAGGAGGGTTTATGACGGATTACTGAGACGTATCACAGGAAGACCGCGCACCTGTAACAGATCTATATACTAATACATTAGGTGACTATACATGTGGCCGATAAAAGTAAGAGAGAAAGCCCTGCTAGCTTGCGCAAGAAGATGCTGTGTTTGTCATAGATTCTGCGGGCGAAATATTGAGCTTCATCACATTGAAATGGAATCAAAAGGTGGTGAGTCATCTTATGATAACTGTATACCACTCTGCTACGATTGCCATGCAGAAGCTGGACACTATAATTCACTTCACCCCAAGGGAACAAAATATTCATCATCTGAGCTAAAAAAGCACAGAGATAGCTGGTACCAAGCTGTTGATAAGCTTTCATTCTTGGAGTCTGAATGGGAAAAGAATGAAAATAGAACGATTAGAGAAATATACGAAGATCAAGAGGTGACTCTTAAAGGTTTTGTATGGAGGGAAGCTTTCCCTGGTCCACCAAACTATGAATCGTTCGAGACAGACCAAATTGAAACTTACTGGATGTTAGTACTCCCAGAGCCGATCGTATTTTACACAAACTGTTTTGAGACAGAACAAACAATCAAGATAGAGAATGTAAAGAAATTGCAACTTTGCGTTAGTTCAGATTTTTATAAAGTTAATAGAAACATAGTGCGCACAGATGTGCAATTAACTGGGGTTCTATTCTCCTCACATACAGGGCATCATCATGGCGATGCTAATTTCAAAGTAAAATTATAACATCCCAAAGCGATTAATATTGTGCTGGTATGCCCACTGAGATGGGCGTAAGGCAATCCACATAGAAGGGGGCGGTCTCGCAAGCAACTCCCCCTCCAGCTCGTTCACTACACAATTGACAACACAATGAACTGTCATTTCTGACAGTGGCAAGTAGGCCTAGGGAAGGTGCGAATAAGCGGGGAAATTCTTCTCGGCTGACTCAGTCATTTCATTTTTTCAGTTTGAGCCGATCTTTTCTCCCGTAAATGCCTTGAATCAGCCTATTTAGACCGTTTCTTCGCCATTTAAGGCGTTATTCCCAGTTTTTAGTGAGATCTCTCCCACTGACGTATCATTTGGTCCGCCCGAAACAGGTTGGCCAGCGTGAATAACATCGCCAGTTGGTTATCGTTTTTCAGCAACCCCTTGTATCTGGCTTTCACGAAGCCGAACTGTCGCTTGATGATGCGAAACGGGTGCTCCACCTTGGCCCGGATGCTGGCTTTCATGTATTCGATGTTGATGGCCGTTTTGTTCTTGCGTGGATGCTGTTTCAAGGTTCTTACCTTGCCGGGGCGCTCGGCGATCAGCCAGTCCACATCCACCTCGGCCAGCTCCTCGCGCTGTGGCGCCCCTTGGTAGCCGGCATCGGCTGAGACAAATTGCTCCTCTCCATGCAGCAGATTACCCAGCTGATTGAGGTCATGCTCGTTGGCCGCGGTGGTGACTAGGCTGTGGGTCAGGCCACTCTTGGCGTCGACACCAATGTGGGCCTTCATGCCAAAGTGCCACTGATTGCCTTTCTTGGTCTGATGCATCTGCGGATCGCGTTGCTGCTCTTTGTTCTTGGTCGAGCTGGGAGCCTCAATGATGGTGGCATCGACCAAGGTGCCTTGAGTCATCATGACGCCTGCTTCGGCCAGCCAGCGATTGATGGTCTTGAACAATTGGCGGGCCAGTTGATGCTGCTCCAGCAGGTGGCGGAAATTCATGATGGTGGTGCGGTCCGGCAAGGCGCTATCCAGGGATAACCGGGCAAACAGACGCATGGAGGCGATTTCGTACAGAGCATCTTCCATCGCGCCATCGCTCAGGTTGTACCAATGCTGCATGCAGTGAATGCGTAGCATGGTTTCCAGCGGATAAGGTCGCCGGCCATTACCAGCCTTGGGGTAAAACGGCTCGATGACTTCCACCATGTTTTGCCATGGCAGAATCTGCTCCATGCGGGACAAGAAAATCTCTTTTCTGGTCTGACGGCGCTTACTGCTGAATTCACTGTCGGCGAAGGTAAGTTGATGACTCATGATGAACCCTGTTCCATGGCTCCAGATGACATGCATGATCTCATATCAGGGACTTGTTCGCACCTTCCTTAGTTTTCACAGCATAATAGCAAGTCCACAATGTTCCTGTGAGCTATCTCAGTAATTCACCACAAATCAGACTATTTATCCATCTTGTTACCATGAGACATCCATCTCCGACTTATTCGGGATTGCTCATGTCCATCTCTTCCAACCTGAAACGTGCCCTGGATCTGGCGCTCAAGGTACTGATTTTGTTAGGAAGAGGTTGTTTGTATTGGCACTTGGCAGTTATCGTAATGCTAGCCGCTTAATCATGACCAGTGGTTGAGATGAGGCATACAGGGGCAGGATCGAGTTCTCTAGCCACTGCCAGTCCAGAGGCGGAGTACCCTCTTTGAACTTCTGGTACGGTACACCATCTTTGATGGTCAGAAACAAGGTACAAGGCGTATCGGCACGGCTTACATAGCGCACCATCACATCGCCATGGAGTGAGCGCAGTAGATGTTTCAGGATCGGCAGCCCTTGTATGGTGTGGTGCCCCCCTTCATGCCAGACGCCAAATTGATGCATTTCGCCCATACCTTTCAGCACAAGAAAATCTAAGTCTTGATCGCCTAGGGAAGGTGCGAACAAGTCCCTGATATGAGATCATGCATGTCATCTGGAGCCATGGAACAGGGTTCATCATGAGTCATCAACTTACCTTCGCCGACAGTGAATTCAGCAGTAAGCGCCGTCAGACCAGAAAAGAGATTTTCTTGTCCCGCATGGAGCAGATTCTGCCATGGCAAAACATGGTGGAAGTCATCGAGCCGTTTTACCCCAAGGCTGGTAATGGCCGGCGACCTTATCCGCTGGAAACCATGCTACGCATTCACTGCATGCAGCATTGGTACAACCTGAGCGATGGCGCGATGGAAGATGCTCTGTACGAAATCGCCTCCATGCGTCTGTTTGCCCGGTTATCCCTGGATAGCGCCTTGCCGGACCGCACCACCATCATGAATTTCCGCCACCTGCTGGAGCAGCATCAACTGGCCCGCCAATTGTTCAAGACCATCAATCGCTGGCTGGCCGAAGCAGGCGTCATGATGACTCAAGGCACCTTGGTCGATGCCACCATCATTGAGGCTCCCAGCTCGACCAAGAACAAAGAGCAGCAACGCGATCCGCAGATGCATCAGACCAAGAAAGGCAATCAGTGGCACTTTGGCATGAAGGCCCACATTGGTGTCGACGCCAAGAGTGGCCTGACCCACAGCCTAGTCACCACCGCGGCCAACGAGCATGACCTCAATCAGCTGGGTAATCTGCTGCATGGAGAGGAGCAATTTGTCTCAGCCGATGCCGGCTACCAAGGGGCGCCACAGCGCGAGGAGCTGGCCGAGGTGGATGTGGACTGGCTGATCGCCGAGCGCCCCGGCAAGGTAAGAACCTTGAAACAGCATCCACGCAAGAACAAAACGGCCATCAACATCGAATACATGAAAGCCAGCATCCGGGCCAAGGTGGAGCACCCGTTTCGCATCATCAAGCGACAGTTCGGCTTCGTGAAAGCCAGATACAAGGGGTTGCTGAAAAACGATAACCAACTGGCGATGTTATTCACGCTGGCCAACCTGTTTCGGGCGGACCAAATGATACGTCAGTGGGAGAGATCTCACTAAAAACTGGGAATAACGCCTTAAATGGCGAAGAAACGGTCTAAATAGGCTGATTCAAGGCATTTACGGGAGAAAAGATCGGCTCAAACTGAAAAAATGAAATGACTGAGTCAGCCGAGAAGAATTTCCCCGCTTATTCGCACCTTCCCTGACGATGCCAAGGCGGGCCATCTCGCACCAGATGGCCCTGATTTTGGCAATTTCATTGACCCTGATGTGGCTACCGGTCGCCGGACTCAGCCGTCTATTGGCTGCATGGCGAGCAGGCTTGGGCGTAAAGCCCGCCGCCTTGAAGGCAGTCAACACCTGTTCCAGCTCCTGCTCGCTCAACAGGGCGGCGCTGCGTTTGCCGGTATGGCTGGCCAACAGGTCGCGGTAACACTCTTCATCAAGCGCCAACGCACGGCGCCCCACCTGTACCAGCCGGATCAATCTGCTGCGCTTGTCCATCACCTATCCACTCCCGGTTCCGCCTTACTGTCATGGTGCTGCCCGGCCACCCTCAGCTGTTGGTAGTGTTCATTGAGGCACCCCCGACACCAGCTGGAGAGCAGGGTGGGATCACTCGCCACACCGAAAAACTCGGTATCCCATGGCCAGAACTCGCCACAACGGGGGCAGCGCTGCTCCAGCCCCAGTTCGGTGATGCAGGCCCGACCGCTTTGCAGACGGCGAGCCAGAATATGGGGGGCCAACAGGGGGCTATAGATGGCCATGGCGATCCCCGGTTCCGTGTACCCCGCCACCATCTCTGGCCGATTTGGCCTGCTGCAGTTCGGCCACCAGTTGCCAGCGCATCTGGCAGGCTTCTCCGGCCAGTGCGTGAAAACCACGGGCCCGTGCCTCTTTATCAAACTGCTTGAGCTGTTTGCACACAGCCCGTTTCTCAGCCGCTACCAGTGCAATGGCTGCGCTGCTGAATATCTTGGTAAGTCGAATATCCATCTCTGTTTTGGTCATCGCCGTGCTCCTTGTATCAAGACGGTGAAGACCTGGGCCCAGATCGTTTGGTTGCTCATCAGTACCCGGCCACCACACCGGATAGACAGGGCGGCAGTGCCGCCCTGTTTCGCAGCGGGCTATTACTCGAACTGCAGTGGCGTCACCCCTTGATACTCCTCGGCATTGAGGGGGGCAGGCCCCAGCCCCAGCGCCCAGAGCAGGGCGGCCTTGATGCCATCCTCATAGGTGTCGTCGGGGTAGCAGGTGCCCTCGGTTTCGGTGATCTGCTCACAGAGCAGCAGTTGCTCTTCCGCTTTTTCCACGTTGATTTCCATCACGCCTCCTCCCTATACCTTGGCCAGATCCAGGCTCATCTGGATGTAACGCCCGTGAGCGTCACGCTCGTAGAGCCGCAGATATTGGCTGGTGCCGGTCACCTGGATAGCATCAACAGCGGCTTGCATGGCCAACAGCCAATCCGGGTCATCGATATTGAGCTGGCGCAGGGAGAGCACCTGGTTCACGTCGATATGACCGCTCTTGGATACCCGAAAGGCATGGTCTACCAGGGCGCGGATCTCGCTGCTGGCGCCATCACTCCAACGTTCGATGCACTGGTCAATCAACGCTTTGGCGGCCTGGATCCGTTCATCAAATTTGCGGTGCTCCCCCACCGCCCGAATAAGCTTGTAACGGCCATCAAAACTGAGCAGGGTCACGTTGCCCTTGGTACCGCCCCATGCCACGCCGTACTGCTCGGCGGAGAGATCAACAAAGTCGGCGATCTGTTGCATGGCGCCAATCTTGAAGGCAGCCAGCTGTGCGCGCTGCTCGCGGGCAGCAGCGATAATGGCCAGCACCACTTCATCGCGCAGCTTGTCTGCCGGGGCGATCAGGCTTTCCGGTACCCAGTGCCCTTGGGCGTTCTGGCGCATCGGGGTTGTACTGCTGGTTTGTGCTTCTTGCATGGGCTTCTCCTTAATGGATCTTGTTGCTGCCGGGCACCGGAGGGCACATCACGGCGCTGTACTGCTCTGCTGTCGCGCTCGCCAGCTCCTCCTGGTGGGTAGCGCTGCAGAATTCGAGAAACTTTGGTAACTGGCGCAGAACCACGCGCGCCAGCGCCTCGTCTTCTATCTCAAGCTGGATCTTGCTCATCTCATCCCCCTTGCCGGTTTCAGGATTCTTGGCGCCAGTGGAGCAGGCAGCCGCCAAAGCGCACCAAAGCGACTTCACGCACCACGCCCGCCAGACATTCACGGCTCAACACGGCGCGCGCCTGCATCTCTTTGGGCAGTGGCCCGGTAACCGCCAGCAGCGGGGTATGGCAAACCCGACTGGTGCGAACGTCATATCCCTTGGCCGTCAGCCAGTGGCTGAGTTGCTCGGCGGTCTTTTGCAAATTGTTGTGAAGATGCTTTTTCATCCCGTTCTCCTTGTGATCTCGTCACCGGGCCCACCGCGAAAGAGCCCCGCCAACCCTTATTTGCCTTCTTGCTTGTCGAGCAGCCGGTTGTATTTGATGGCCATGATTTTCAGCTCTTCGGCCAGCAGCTCACTCAGAATGCGCAGGCTGCTGCTGGCATTGTCGCCATCGCTTTTGGCCTGTCGGCGCAATCTGGAGAGGGTGGCCTCGGCGTCATAGCGAGCCGTTTTCTGCGACCCTTTGCCCTGCTCTACCGATAACCGCATCGGGCGGCGCAGTTGCTGCGCCTCGGTCAGCTGGCTATGGGGGCAACCGCTGCGGCATGCCTTCCAAAGCTTGATATCCATCGGACTGCTGCCCACTTCGCTCGGGCCACGGCGCTGGTGAGCGAGACACTGATGCGCCGGGATATCCCCCAGGATGGGGCACCTCACTTTGTTGCCCATCAGGGCCCCTTCCACCAGGGTCTGTACCCTTGCCATATCGCCGGGATACTTTTCGTTGCAGACTTGGCTGATGGTGGTGCGAGAGAGCCCGAGCTTCTCGGCCACCTGGGCCAGCGAACTGGCCGCCACTTCGGCCTGCAACACCTCAAGCCACGTTTCCATGTGTCTCCTCCTCCCGTTGGAACGGGTATAACTGCTGCTGGTTTTGATCCCAGCAACCATGGTCACGACACAGCGGGGCATAACGGCCTGTATCCCTGACCAGCTGATAGCGTCCTGTCAGGCCGTGTCTGGCGGGTACAGGCAGCAAACTGTCAACTTTGAACAGCACCTTGACGTAACCGGCTTTTACCAACCTATCGGTGTAAAACCAGGCTTGTTTCTGACCCGTCTCTGCCGTCAGCATCAGGTCTGTCAGGGTGAAGAAGCGGCTGATCTTCATGGTGTTCCACATTTTCTGTTGATTGGTTTTGCGCTTGTTCCTGCATTTGGGCCGCTTCTGGCCACTGCTTTTGCCAATCGGTGGCATGTATTGAGCGCTAACCACTTTGAAATAGGCCGGGCGGGATACCACGCCGTCCGGGTGTTTAATGAGGTGGCCAGCGGCCAACCAGTCACGCACGACCTTGTAGATATGTGCCTCCGACATTCCCGTCACGGCGATCACGTCCTTGATCAGAAAAGTCTCTTGCTGGCACATCCATTCCCAGGCTTGCAACGTCATTAGCGTTGCTTTTGTATCAACCACTGGAATCCCTCCCGTGCTTTGTTTTTATTGGCTGTAGCCTGACGGCTAGCGGCTGCGACGCACGTCATGGAGCAGCTCGCTGGCGTCAACGTCCTCCAGCCGGATAATCCGGGCATCGGAGGCCATCGCCATTTTTTCAATCTTGTCGAGGGCCGAGACGATGGTGCGCACCACGCCGTTGGAACGCTTACGGATCAGATCCAGCAGTGCATCGTCGATCTCCACATCCACCTCCAGCATTTCGCTGGCAATCAGGGACACGTCATCGAGATCGGCCGGTTTGAATTCGATCCACTGGGAGATGCGGTTAAACAGTTGCTTGCGCTGGCTGATCCGACGGGCAATCTCTTCCATCCCGACCAGGATCAGGGGTTGTTCGGTGGCATCGTAGATATCGCGCAGGGTCTCCATGATGCGGGCATTGCCGACCACGTAATCGGCCTCATCCACGAAGATGGCCAGCTCTTCGGCACGGACGGATTCGATGATGCTATCGACCTGAGCACGCAGGTTATGGCGCTGGGGAATGCCGATCTCTTTGGCAATCTGCTCCAGCAGGCTGGTCACCGTGTCGGCCTTGTAGCAGCGGACATAGATGCCGTTCACTTCGTCCTGGTTGAACAGCCACTCCACGGCGGTGGTCTTGCCAAAGCCAGAGGGGCCATGGATCAGACCAATGCCCGGCACGATGCTGGAGCGGTTGAGCAAGTTGTCGAGCAGCTGCTCGGTCTTGATCATGTTTTTGACTTCAACGATCTTGTGTTTCATAGTGGGTTTGTCCTTTGTTTTTGGGCCTTTTCGGGCTACTCGCTAACCTTTTGCCTGGGTGCGGCGGGTAGCCCGAACTTCATCCAGATGGCGGTTAATGCGTTTTGCCATCAGCTTGTGGCTGTAGAGGTATCGGGTCAGCCACTCCTTCTCCCGCTCTGTCAGCGGGGTATCCAGCTCCCGCTCTGCCAGATAGATGGCTTGCTCGTACTCGGTCTTGAGTGCTCTCGATTCCTGTCCTGCGGTGGCTTGCGCCCGCAGCGCTTTCTCTTCTCGTCTGGCTTCTATGGCGGCCAGTTCTGCCGCATTGAAACGGGCGGGTTCAGCGGGCGTTGAGACCCCGGTGAGCGCGGCCAATGCCGGGTTATCGAGGGTGAGATCACGACGGCTGAACGCTTCAATACCCTTGGCCTGGTCGACGAAGTGGCGCACCACATCCTGATGGAGCTGGTCGATGCCAAAGGTTTTGGCAAGGTTGCGCATCTCGCGGCGAAAACTGGCCAACGCCTTGGCATCGGCTTTTTTGGCCGCCCGGAAGGCATCGGGGCTGATGCCATTGCCCAGCAGGTCGATGTTGATGGCCTCGATCCGCTCGTTCCAATCGCCAGTGCGGTACAAGATGGCGCGACCCACATCGCACGGATCGAGAAAGACGCTGACCCGCTGGCTCTTCCAGTTGTGCTCCAGCAGTTCGGGGGCGCTGTATTTGAGGCCACCGGCCTTGATAAAGCCTTTGGAGACGGTCGCCTCGCCGATATGGTTGAGCAGCAGATCCAGCGCAGCTTCATCGGGAATGGCGCAGCGCTGGTAACGAGCCAGCTGGTACTTTTCATTGGGACTGACCCCGAGGGCACTGTGCTTGCGGTTGTGGTAACGGGCATCGAGCCAGTTATCGAGCAGGGTTTGCAGTTCGGCGGCCGTCATGGCCAGCTCGTAAATCTCTTTTTGCGCATCCGGTTTGCGCTTCTCCTCCAGCCGCTGGGCAAAGCTCTTGCGCGCCTCGATCACCTGACGGTCTGCCACGCAGTGGCCGATATAGGAGGGCAACAGCTCGATCAGGCCATGGCTCAAGGTGCGGAAAAACCGTTCGATATGGGGTTTCTCCCACCCCGAGTAGGCATTGGAGCGGCTGACGTTCATGCCAAGCAGGGTGCAGATGGACATGACCCGCTGACTCACATAGTCAGAACCGTTATCGGTGCGCATCACGCCGTTATCGTTGAGGGTGCCCCAGGCCAGCAGGGTCTTGCGCAGCAGCAAGCAGATCCCTTCGCTCGATGAGCTCTTGGCCACCAGCAGACGAACGCGACGGGTATACACGTCGATCACCGCAATGATGCTGTGACGACCATCCACCAGCATCGCATCGACCGGAGTGCTATCGAACTCCCAGACGTCGTTGGGCTGGGCCATCCAGGGGTACATCTCCTCGATCGCGCTGCGGTATTTGTTGTTGTAGGCATCCGGGTTGGTGGTGTAGGTAAAGGCCACCTTGTTCTCTGCCAACCATTTCACCATCCAGCGACGCAAGGAGGATTGGCTGGGGATCTGCCATCCCAGCTGATTCATGTCGCTGTATTGGCTGGCCAGTTCGTGCAGCGCCCCCCACTTGTTGGCCAGATGGGGCTTGGTGGTGACCAGTGCGGTGAGAAACTGGGCCAGATCCGGGCTCTGTTCGACGGTTGATGGCCGCTCCCGCTGATAGTTGCCAGCCAGGGCTGCGGGGCCTTCATCCGCAAGCGCACTTTGCCAGCGGCGCAGGGTGATCGGACTGAATGGTTTTTGCCTTTCATAAACGCTGACAGGCAGGGCGAGAGTCCGGGCACGGTATGCCTCGATAAAGGCGCGGCGACCCACCTCCCCTTGCTGGCAGGCGTGATAGGGGGCCAGGAAGATATCGGCGGCCTGCAGGATCAGCAGTCTGGCATCGACCTTCTGGCGAGCCCCCTCCCCCAAAGTCAGCAATTTGCGGCCTGCCTCCGGTTTGACCGGCACCTCACGCGCCAGCAACTTGGCCATGGCCTTGCCACCCGCTGCATGGTCGGTCACTGCATGGCCTTGTGCGGCCACCGCTTGTTCTGCCAGGTAACGACGGGTTTCAATCGGCAGTGAGCCAATGTGGTATTCAGCCCCTTTGCCTTTCTCGCGCTTGCGGCTTTGCCACTCTTCACGCTCGGCCTTTTTGCGCACACCATCGGGGTAAGCGGGCATGCCGACCAATCCGGCCAGCGCCTGGGCGGTGTACCAGGTGCTCAT